TTAGAATAAACACGCCCGGCTTACGGCCTGATTCGATCAACTAGTTTATAAGAACGGAAATTACGCAGCCCTGATACGTCATCTCCTCGCTGATTGACTAAGAATCCACTAGAGCCTGAACTGTTATTAAGCATACTAACGTACTTCTTATCAGCCCCTCTAGATATTCGCAGGGAATATTTATCTAATTTAAGTATAAACTCTACCAATTCTTCGAATAGAGGATGAAACTTACAATTTTCCAGTATACTATAAGCTCTGATGCTATAGTAATCTTTACCTTCAAGGTCGAAATCCTCAAACTGGGACCAACGCTCTTGGTATATAAGCCTATTTAAGGCCCTGTAAGTAGGATATACACCACGAATTAAACCGTCTTCATGATAATCTGGATGATACAGATTTTGCAAATATGTGCAAGATCGTCTTGAAGTACGGCTCTTCTCTTTATTCACATTTAAACCCGCTAACTCAAAAGATTTAATTAACTCATCTAAATCCTCGGATGCAACTAGATACACGCCATCATCACCTTGGATCTGTATGTTGTCAGCATGAACACACCCGGACGAAGTAGCTATAAGGTATTGTGATATAGAATCAACTTCATTCGTAAAAGTTGAGCCGGAAGGAACACCATGAGAACCACTAATAACACCATCGGGAGTCAGTAATCCGATAGTATTGAACCTATCTCTAATGAAGTTTAAGTCTTTACTACAACTGAATTGAAATAAGTCTTTTATATAGTTAAATGATGCACTCTGAAGCTCTTTTCCAACAGAAGCGTCATAACTGCTGAAATCAATTGACAAAAATACGTGATCACTAAAATAATTGGCCTTTCTCATTATTCTAGTGATTTGCCTGTCGACCTCGTCAGGTCCTACAATAGCACTCCTCCATGAAAGTTTTCTTTGATAGTCAAGCAGCGGACGATAATACTGCATTTCTAGAAGCGTATCAGCTATAGGGTAGCCCCAAACTGCCCTAGTTTTATTACCCTCTTGAGTACGTTCAAATAGTATACAAGGATATTTCTTAGATAATAAATCATTGAAACGAGACTTGACTTTAAGCTTAACTTTAGACTTTCTAGTGTAATAGGGAAGACCAGAATTCGTAGAATTCTTAAGGTAATCCATCGCCTTATCAATAGAAATCGGTCTTAATCTTTTCGAACCGCTAACCGCTCTACTAGCGTATAGAGCTCTGGAAGATACAGTAAAATTACTCTTCTCGAAGTAAGAGTAAACGCTAGGTTTTAAATCACGCCATGGCTTAGCGATGCTCCTAGGTCCAAATTTAGCGCGATTATTTAATTCCATCTCCAATAAATCCTTATTGATCTTGTGAGAGTTAGATTGGAATATTTCATCCCAAGCTCTAAGAATGTCAGTTGGCTTATTATCTTTACCCAAAGGGGTCATAAGAATAACATCACTACCTCTCTCAACGTTATTAAGATACTGGGATAGACGAAAAGTAACATCAGGATCCAGACCTAAGGATGCAAGATTGATACTACTAGTGGGCGATGCAAGTATTTCATTACTCTCAGGAACTTCATTATCAAGGAATTGATCACTCATTATTTTCTACTTCTATCTCCTTTATTATTTAAATCTTTACGTAGTCTAGGCTTAATATCACTTAAACACATAAGCCAATCAGTCATATCAATAGCAGTGTTAGATATACTATTACCAGTAACATTTAACTTAAATGAGGTACCAGATTTCTGATGACTATCACTGCCAAGACGATTAATGATATAAGACTCAGGTCTATTAGTGGCATAAGCATAACCTGCGTCACAACCAGTGTTAATATAACCATAATTAGAACCATTAAAAGTAAATCTATTAGAGACTACAGCACCCGGAGCAATACTTGTGCTAGTTACAGGCATCATTAGAGAAGGTGTCCATAAATTATTAGTTAAGTTATAAACGGATGATAAAGCGAAAATACCACCGTCTAAATCAGCTGACCATGAGAAATAGTTAATTTCAGAAAGAGAGTTAGCTGCTTCAGGCCCCTTCTTACTGTAAGCTGTACCAGAAGTCGAATCAGTAAGAATATAAGGAAGATTTCCAAATAAAGTTACAAATTGTGGGGAATATTCAATAGCTATTGGCATATTACCAACATCTTCAATCCAAC